GGTTGCAGGACAACAAGAATCGACAGAACAGTCTGGTGACAGATGATACTGAGATTCAGAACTGGTGGAATGCTGCTCAACTGCGGGTACAGTCGGATGCTGAACTGATGTATCAATCAGCGTTGAAGATGGGTATTGCCAAGGAGCAAGCGCGTAAGCTACTACCTGAAGGATTGACTATGAGCAAGATGTACATGAATGGTACACTGCGTAGTTGGCTTCACTATGTGGATATTCGCTGTGATGCGGCTACGCAGAAGGAACACCGAGATGTTGCTTTGAAGTGCCGAGATGAGTTAACTAAACTGTTTCCTAATGTGATGGAGGTTATGAATGCACCTTAAACAAGTTGAAGATATTCTGGATGAGTTTGATTTCCAGAGGGTACAGAAGGTAATGGAAGCTCTGGATTGGAACTACTTTGATTCAGTTGATAAGGTTCCTTCTATCGGTGAGCTTCGTAAGATGGCGCGTAGTTTACTAAACTATGCATACAACTATGATCCTAGTCCTGAATACTTTACAGGCAGCGGAGGCTTTGAGGTAACTCGATATATGTATCCCGGAGAGACTGTAAAGTATTTGACCTTGAAGTTTGTTGTAACAGAATGGAGTAACCCTGTATGATGTTTGAAGAATACCAAGACCTAGCGTTTAAGACAGCGCTGGCGTCAGCTAAGAACCCTGCTTACATGGTGGCTAACCTTACCTCTGAAGCTGGTGAAGTTGCAGGTAAGTATGCCAAGTGGATTCGGGATGGTGTCCTAGACGAAGCAGGTATGCAAAAGGAGATTGGTGATGTGCTGTGGCAGATCGCTGGTCTATCGACAGTGATGGGTTGGAGTTTGGCTGATCTGGCTAGTAAGAACTTGCAGAAGCTGGCACAACGACAAATGAACAATACTTTGAAAGGTTCTGGCGATGAGCGATAATAATCAAGACTATACTGGCTATGGCTTCATGTACCGTGATTGTGGCGGTAAGGTTTCCAAGCATGAGGTAACTGTTGATGAAGTTACATGGCCTGAAGTGCTTAATGACTTTGTTGACTTCCTCCAAAGCGTCTACGGCTATGACATCAAGTCATCTATCCGCATCCAAGAGCCTAAGTATGATCTTAGTATCAACGGATGGAATGGTGAATTCTTCAACGATGAAGCTGACTGGTAAGCATGAGAATTCTAGTTATTCCTGACTGCCAAGTCAAAGAAGGAGTACCACTAGAGCATCTGGAATGGGCAGGTAAGGCTATCTGTGAGTATCGACCTGATGTGGTTATTAACATCGGTGACTTTGCGGATATGCCTTCACTGTCTACCCATGATGTGAAGGGTTCTAAGTACTTTGAAGGTCTTCGATACAAGAAAGATGTAGAGGTTGTTAAGGAAGCTATGAAGAAGCTCCTGAAGCCTTTGCGTGATCTCCAGAAGACACAACGAGATACTAAACACAAGGTGTATAAGCCTCGTATGATTCTGACTCTGGGTAACCATGAGAATCGTATCAATCGAGCAGTTAACAACAACCCAACTCTTGAGGGTTTGATCTCTGTAAAGGATTTAGACTATGATAAAGATTGGGAAGTACATGACTTCTTACACCCTGTATTTATCAATGGTGTTGGTTTTAGTCACTATTGGCCTGTTGGTGCGATGGGCAGACCAGCAGGTACTGCAAGCGCTATCATTAACAAGCTTCATATGTCTTGCATTGCTGGACATCAACAGGGTAAGCAGATTGCCTATGGTAAACGGGCTGACGGGATGCCTATTTGTGCTATCATTGCTGGTAGCTACTATATGCACGATGAGGACTATATGGATCAACTGAGCAATCGTCACTGGCGGGGCTTGGTTGTATTGAATGATGTGAAAGATGGTAGCTTCGATGAGATGCTTCTGTCGATTGACTACTTGGAGCGTAAATATGCAAAAGAAATGTGATACCTGCTTCTATGCCTTGATGGACAAAGAATCGGATGCTCCATGCGTCTCCTGTCGTGGCTATTCTAACTATGTAGATTGGTTCATGTATGCGCCTAAGTCTCACGGCTCACAGACGCTGCAAGAATGTATTGATGAATGGTTTAAGGCAGGAGCTAATGGGATGTCTAAGGAAGACTTTATGTACGATACTGTAGAGAAACCTAAACACTATATGCTGTTTGAAGAGCAAGGCATCGAGGTTCGTGATGTTATTGAAAAACTTAGTCAGAAGCTTTGGAATACTACTGGCCCAGATAATTCAAAGAAAATCCCTATGTTTTTTGCTGACTATGTACAGATGATGCAATATGTAATGCGCTTCATGGACAAGAATGGTGTTGAGGACTTGAAGAAGGCTCGATGGTATTTGGATAAGCTTATTGATGCTTATGAATCTGACATTTGAAGAACTAAAAGAGAAGCTTCAAAGGGTTGACGAGGTTACACTGCTGGAGTTGCTGGATATCCGCAGTGAGGACATCGTTGAGCGCTTTGAAGACTATATTGAAGAGCAACAAGACAGACTAACTAGGGAGATAGAATGAGAAACCTTCTGACGAAGAAGACAGCGTATACTTTTGACTATCCAGAGGCACTGGCCTTTGCAGATAAACAGAACGGAGTGTTCTGGACATTTGATGAGATTGACCTTGAGAAGGATGTGCATAGCATCCTGACAGACTTTACCCCGTCCGAGCGTCATGGTGTGACTACTTCACTGAAGCTGTTCACCAAGTATGAGCGTATCGTTGGTGATGAGTACTGGTCAGGTACAGTTAAGCCTAACTTCCAGCATCCTGATATTGGCTTGATGGCTGATGCCTTCTGTTACTTTGAGAGCAATGTCCATGCACGATTCTATAACCGGATTAATGAACTGCTAGGCTTGGCTACTGAAGAGTTCCATCAATCGTGGCAATACGATCCTATCTTGGCTAGTCGTATCGGTTACTTGGATAGCATCGTCAGTGGTCGTGATATTCCTCTGTCCTTGGCTGTGTTCAGCATGATGGAAGGCTGTGTCCTGTACTCTAGCTTTGCTTTCCTGAAGCACTTCCAGAGCAATGGCAAGAACAAACTGAGTAACCTTGTGGCAGGTATTAACTTCTCCGTCCGGGATGAGAATATCCACCATGAAGCAGGTGCTTGGTTGTTCCGTACCTATGTGGAAGAGAATAAGGTAGACAAGGAATGGATCAAGGATCGTGTGTATCAAGCTGCTAAGGCTCTGGTTGACCATGAGCATCGTATTGTTGACCTGCTGTTCTCTCAAGGGGACATTGAAGGCATCAATGCACCAGCAATGAAGGCTTTTGTGAATGCACGAGCTAACATCTGCTTGAACAACTTGGGCTTTGACAGTATCTTTGATGAAGCTGGTGATACAATCTCTGAGTGGTTCTATCTTGGTATTTCGTCATCGACTATCCATGACTTCTTTGCCAAGGTTGGTAACCAGTACAATCGTAAATGGAATGAAAAGGGCTTTGTATGGTGAATACACCTGTATTGGACAATAAGTATGAGTTCCTGAGTGCCGAGCGTAAGCGTCTGCAACAACAGGGATTGCTTCCACACTGGTATCAGACAGGTGGATGGGGACTCTTTAAGAGTAAGTACATGGAAGGCTCTACGAGCTTCCGTAATCGTGTGGAGCAGATTGCTGCTACGGCAGCTAAACACGCACCTAAAGATGGAGTGGATTGGTATGCTAAATTCTTCGAAGTCATCTGGAATGGTTGGTTGTCTCCGAGCACTCCGACACTGGCTAATCTGGGTACTAACAAGGGTATGCCTGTGGCCTGTAGTGGTCAGTACATTGGTGATTCTGTTGCTGACTTCTATGGTGAGCTTCTTGATACTGCTGTGCTCACTAAAAATGGCTTTGGTACTAGTGGATACTTGGGAGATATTCGACCCCGAGGCTCGCAAATCGCTACTGGTGGGACTGCTTCGGGAGTTTTACCAGTCTTCCAAACCTATGTAGACGCTATGAAGCGTGTTACTCAGGGTGTCGCCCGTAGGGGTGCTTGGGCAGGTTATCTGCCTATTGACCATCCTGACTTTAACGAGTTGGCTGATTGGGTGAAGAATAATCCTGATGATGCCAATGTAGGTTGGACTGTTAGTGCTGACTTTATGGACTCTCTTGACTCAGGACATCCAGAGGCAATTGAGCGTTACCAGAAGGCTTTGAAGCTGAAGATGTTGACAGGCAAGGGTTACTTCTTGTTTACCGATAAGGTGGCTGATGCTCGTCCTGAGACATATAAGGCTCATAACTTGGATGTTAAAGCTTCTAACCTGTGTACAGAGATCATGCTGCACAGCGGTGAGGATGAGACATTTACCTGTATCTTGGCTAGTATGAACTTGGAGAAGTATGATGAGTGGAAAGACACGGATGCTGTATTTACTGCGACAGTATTTCTCGATTGTGTTGTTAGTGAGTTCCTGTCGATGGCTACTGGCAAAAGAGGCTTTGAAAAGGCGGTATCGTCAACTGAAAAGAGTCGTGCGCTAGGCTTAGGTGTTCTTGGGTGGCATTCGTTGCTGCACAAGCGTAAGATTCCCTTTGAGAGCTTCCAAGCTCAGAAACTTAATGTGGAGATTTTTAGTGACCTTAACAAGAAGTCAACAGAGGCAAGCAGGTATCTCGCACAGCAACTTGGAGAGCCTGCTTATTGCAAGGGATATGGAGTCCGAAATACACACCGCCTTGCTGTTGCTCCCACCATGTCAACAAGCCAGCTTATGGGCGGGGTATCTCAAGGTATTGAGCCATTTATTGGAAACGTATTCGTACAGCAAGGAGCAGGTGGAGAAACCATCCGAGTAGTGCCTGAGCTGTTGGAGATTATGAAGCGTGAAGGTGTGTACAGTCGTGAGACATTGCTTGAGATTGCAAGTCACGATGGTTCTATCCAGCATGTGACATGGATGACTGAAGCGGAGAAGGAAGTGTTCAAGACAGCGTTTGAGATTGATCCTTATGTCATCTTGAACCAAGCGTCTGAGCGTCAACAGTATATCTGCCAAGGTCAATCTATCAATCTGTTCTTCGGTGCAGATGATCCAGAGGAGCATATCAGCTCTGTCCACAAGGCAGCGTTTAAAGATCCTCTTATCTTGAGTCTGTATTACATTCGTACCAAGGCAGGTGTCAGTGCCAGCTCAGGTGAATGTGTCGCTTGTCACGCATAACTAGGAGAAGTATGAAGATTGTGGTCTACAGCAAGGATAACTGCCCTGCATGTACGGCTCTGAAGGCTCGCTTATCGAAAGAGGGCGAGTCCTTTACAGAGATCAATGTGGGTAAAGACATTACCCGTGAGGAGTTCCTAGAGAAGTTCCCACAGGTGCGTCAGATGCCTCACATGGTGTTTATCAACGAATAAGGGAGAATAT